CACCCCAGACGGCATCGAAGCGTCATTCAAAATTGCAAACACAATGGCTGGAGAAGATGCGCTCGTTGAAGCATCAGAAGGTTTACGCGATGGATTCAGCGTCGGTGTAGCAGTTGACGAATGGTCGAATATCGACGGCGTAATGACAATTGCAAAAGCACGTTTAGTCGAAGTTTCTTTAGTAACCGAGCCAGCAATTGCAAGCGCTCGCGTATCAGAAGTTGCCGCATCGGAAGCCGAAGCCGCAAAAGAAGAAGAAAAGATTTCTGAGTCAACCGATTCAGAGCCAACAAACGAAGGAGAACAAGTGTCAGACACTACCGTTCCAGCTCCTGCCGAAGAAACGGTAGAAGCTGCAAAGGCTGCGCCAGTACAGGCAGCTTATTACACAACTCCACGCGTAAACACCAACGTAACAGCTGGTCAGTACGCGATGGCACAAATTAAGGCAGCACAAGGCGATGCAGACGCACGTGACCTTGTTGCAGCACTTCAAATCTCAACCGTTGCAGAAAACACAGGAATGGTTCCACCGAACTACCTAACCGATATCATCGGAGTAATTGACGCATCACGTCCATTTATCGATTCAATCGAGCGTGCAGCGCTTCCTGCTTCTGGAATGAAGGTTTACACACCTAAGCTCGGCACAAAGGCAACCGTTGCGCTAACTGCAGAAGGTGCTGAATTTTCGTCAACCGACACAACCGTAACTTTCCAAGAAGATACAGTTGTTAAGTTTGCAGGTGCAAATATTATCGACGTTGAGCTCATCGACCGCTCAGCTCCTGATTTTCTTGACCTATATCTACGCGAGCTCGCTGAATCTTACGCACAGAAAACCGATGCATACGCAGCTCAGATTGCAGCTGACAATGCTGGTGTATCTTCTGGAACATCAATTTACAAGGCAGTAGCAGACGGAATTGCAGACTCTTTTGGAGTAATGCGCCGCACACCTAACAAGCTCCTCGTTGCGCCTTCTGGCGGATACACAAACATCGATTTTGCAAACCTTCTCGGTGCAGTTGATGGTTCAAACCGTCCATTGTTCGCAGCCGCAGCACCACAAAATGCTGCTGGTCTTGTCACACAAGGTTCAACAAATGGCACAATTGCAGGTCTTGACCTTGTTGTCGATGCCAACTACACAGGAAACAACGTCGGAGATAAGGCAGCTCTTGTCTATCCTTCCGCAGCAATGCGTTTCCACGAATCACCAACCGTTGAACTACGTGCAAACGTCGTTGCAAACGGTCGCGTAGAGATTGGCGTTTACGGCTACGTTTGCGTCGTAAACCGCTACCCAACCGCTTTCCGCTCACTCTACGTAGCGTAAAGTCCTAACGTTTGGGGCGTGCTCCCGCGCCCTAAACACCTATTTGATAAGGAGACGAAATGCCGACAATTGTTACCGCTGCACAACTGCGTGCAATTCTTGGTGTTTCGTCTTCTTTGTATAATGATGCTTACTTGGACGACATTATTGATTCAGCCGAATCAGTTATCCTGCCAATGCTTGTCAAATACGCCGCGCCATTACAAAAGGCGGAATTACAAGATAACGTTGCAACTTTCGTTACACTAGGCGACCACAAGTTTTCAGAGGGTCAACAAGTAGTTATCGCGGGAGTATCGGCAACATTTAATGGAACACGAACAATCACAGACGTCACCAACGACGAATTCACCTGCGCAATTACCGCTGCAGACGTTGATGAATTTAATATCATTCCAAGCGGAACGGCAACGCTCGTCGGAGCAGCTACGTATGTTGGAAACTCCGCCGTCGAGTCTGCAATTCTTGCTACAAGTGTTGAAATTTTCCAGTCCCGCACAGCCGCAGGTGGACAAATCGAAGGAATAGATTTTACCGTTAGCCCTTACCGTATGGGACGCAGTTTGTTTAATCGCGTAAGCGGTCTTTTGGGCGCTTACCTTGACACCGATGCGATGGCTCTCTAATGCCAGCATCTTCAATTGATTCCTCTATTCGCACCCCGCTCGCAAATGCTTTTGCTGGTGTTGCGGCAAATGTTTACTCTTATGTTCCAGAAGCTCCACAAGTTCCAGCGGTAATTTTAGTCCCAGACTCACCCTACTTAGAATTAAACACAATCAACGATTCAACGCTTCACGCAAAAATTAATTTAGTCATTACCTGCGGAGTGGCTTACCTTTCAAATCCAGCTTCGCTGGATAATCTCGAAAAACTAATAATGTCAGTTTTGGCGGTAATACCAGACGGCTACATTGTCGGATTGGTAGAACGACCAACGGTTACGCAAGTTGGCACGGTTAATTTATTGACCGCGGATATTCGCGTTTCCACCTACTACACCCAGACAAACTAAGGAGAAAAGAGTGGCAACAGTAGTTATTACTGGTCGCGACGTTTCGCTATCTTTCACAGGTGGAACAGATATCGAAGCACAAGCTACCAACGCAGTTTTGACAAAAACAAACGTACGCGAGACTTATCAGACCCTCGATGGCGAGGCGTATAAGACCGTCAACATCGAAGGCACATTCCAGCTCGATATGCTTGCAGATTGGGGCAAGGCAAACTCAGTTTGCGAAGCTCTCTGGGCTGCAGCTGAATCAGCACCAGACACAACAATCAGCGTAACAATGACCGCCGCAACAGGCGCTCAATTTGTATTTCCAATCCTCCCAGAGTTTCCAACCGCGGGCGGTTCTGGAATCGATGCGCAGACCGTATCGTTCACTTTTAAGATTGCCAAGGGTGAAGTCACAGAGACATTTAGCTAAAAGATAGGAAACGGGAGCAATGAAACTATCAATAACAATTAAATACACGAATGGCGAGGAAGTCGCTTACAACGTCGGATTGCCCGAATGGGCAAAATGGGAACGTAAGACTGGCAAATCAATCTACTCAATGAAAGATATTGCCGCCTACCAGCAAGCCGACTTCCTCGACCTAGCTTATTTCGCCTACAAGCGAGAAGCTGCAGGAAAGCCGACAAAGTCCCAAGAGGTTTGGGAATTGTCAGTTGAAGAAATGTCGATTGGAGATGAAAGCCCAAAAGCTTCGAAGCTGGAAGCATAAACCGACTCATAATTGAGTTGGCAATTGCAACTGGCATACCAATGAGCGAATGGACTGACATTGACTCAGTATTAACAGCGATTGAGATATTGAAGGAGCGAAACGTTGGCAGAGGAAGGTCTTAGTGCGTACAGCCAACGTGAGCTTAAGCAATTGGCTAAAACGTTTCAACTTATGGGCGACGAAGCAGTTGCAGAAGCTAGAAGTGTTTCAAATGCTCTTGCAAGTTATACAGCTGGAAAAATCAAGGAAGCTGGGTACCAACGTACCGTTTCAGCAAAAGCAGTCAAAAGAACAGTTGACGGTCTTAAAGTGTCCAAAACATCAAAGACTGGGCAAATCTCTATTGGATTTGCAGGTCAGCGCTTTTCTGGTGGAGCAACGACACAAATGTTGTGGCGCGGTCTCGAGTTTGGAAGTGTTCGTTTTAAGCAATTCCCTAGTTGGTCTGGAAGATACGGTAGAGGCTCTAGAGGCTGGTTCATTTATCCGACCTTACGTTCAGTTCAGTCAGAATTAACTCAGAAATGGACGGAGTCGATGGATAAAGTTGTGAAGAATTGGAAGACAAATGGCTAAAGACTGGCGAACGTTAAAACTCGAAATCCTTGCGGAGACAAAACAATTTGTCACCGATATGAAAAAAGGCGAGACCCAAGTTGAAAGCTTTGGTGATAAAGCGACCAAAATGGGTAAGGTGGCAGCCGCTGCATTTGCTGCCGCTGCCGCTGCAGCTGCCGCCTATGCTGGCAAATTAGCAATTGAAGGCGTAAAAGCTGCGATTGAAGATGAAGCCGCTCAACAGCGTTTAGCTAACGCTTTAAAAAATGTCACAAATGTAACCGACGAACAGATTAAGGTTTTAGAAGAGCAAATACTTAAAACATCGCTTGCAACGGGTGTTGCTGACGATAAATTACGCCCAGCTTTACAGCGTTTGGCAACCGCAACTGGCGACGTAACGAAATCTCAAAATTTATTAAAACTCGCACTTGACATTTCAGCAGCCACTGGAAAAGACGTTGAGACGGTTTCAAATGCCCTAGCAAAAGCCTATGAAGGAAACGCTGGAGCTCTGACTCGTTTAGGCGTTGGAATATCCGCCGCTGAAGCAAAAGCGCTTGGATTTGAAGGAACAGTAAAACAATTAGCCCAAACTTTTGGTGGTTCAGCTGCAGTTCAAGCAAACACGTTAGAGGGTCAAATTGCAAGGCTGAAAGTTGCCTTTGATGAAGCAAAAGAATCAGTAGGCGCAGCGCTGTTGCCCACATTGCAGGATTTATTAAATTTTTTTGTAAATACAGTTATACCTAAATTTAAAGAATTTAAAGATGCTGCCGTCAAGCCAGTTACAGATGCGTTTGAACGAAACCGCGAATCTTTGACGTTATTAGGTAATTTGATAAAGGATTTCGTAATACCGGTCATTCTTAACGGTTTTGGGGATTCTCTTAAATTCCTTGGAAAAGTTGCGGGTGGAATTCTTGACATTATTGGTGCAGTTGTGAGTGGTATTCAATCAGCAGTTTCGACTGCGATTTCTGCAATCAATACCATAATAAAGGCATACAACGCAATTCCAATATTGCCTAACATTCCTACCATCACAGCACCTAGTTTTACAACACCAAAAACTGGGTCAAGTTCAACACCGTCGCTGCCAACTACTCCCAAAATAACAACACCGAGCGCACCGTCAACTGGTAACACACCTGCAGCTGGAACGGCAAAAGCACCTGCAGTTTCAATGCCAGATTATTCCGTCTTCTTAGAATCAGCAGCAGCAAACAAACCTATTTCTAAAGGTTTTGACCCTTCAGCGGTAAGACGTGGCGATGAAGCTGGCAACGTCATAATAAACGTTAATGCACCTAGCGCAATTGACGAAGAAGGCTTCACTCGCGCAGTGGTCTTAGCGTTGAACAATTCAACAAACCGCGGCACTACTGGAGCGGGCGACCTTAGAACGAGCGCACAAATCTTATGACGGCTTGGACACCCGTTTGGAAAATTAAAGCCAACGGCACCGAAGTAACATCGGTTACGCTTGCCAATCTCAGCATCACGAGCGGTCGAAGCGATATTAACACCCCGACCCCAGCTGGCTATTGTCAATTACAGCTTATTAATACCGACGAAACCGTTTACGGCTTTACAATCAACACTTCAATCACAATCGAAGTCCAAGATTCCAACGGTGATTACGTTGCAATTTGGGGTGGGCGCATTTCTGATATTCGACAAGTTGTGACGGTGGGTGGAGAAATAGCATCGCCAACGGTTATCAATATAACGGCAGTAGGTGCGCTTGCAAGATTACAAAGAGCTATCTTTGATGGCAATTTAGCTGAAGGATTAGACGGCGCACAAATTCAAGATTTATTGGACGATTTGTTGCTTAACAGCTGGAACGAACTTCCTCCCGCTGAAACGTGGAACACGTATAACGCCACCGAGACTTGGGCTAATGCGTCAAATATCGGATTGGGTACAATCGATGCTGGTGACTACACAATGTCATCACGTCAAATTACCGACCAAGTTATCTCTAACGTTGCAAATCAAATTGCTTCGTCCGCGCTGGGTTATTTATACGAAGACGCGAACGGGTTAATCAATTATGCAGATGCTTCACATAGACAAGATTATTTGACCGCGAACGGTTACGTGGATTTAGACGCTGGGCAAGCAATTGGTTCTGGCATTGGTGTAGTCCAGCGTCAGGGCGATTTAGCAAACAAAGTTGTCATAGACTACGGAAACAATTTCAATTCCCAATACACGGCACAAGACACCGAGTCACAAGCGACTTTTGGCGTTTATGCAGAACAGTTTTCCAGTTATCTTAAAAACACGGCAGACGTCGAGGATATGGGCGACCGCCTAATTCAGCTACGCGCCTACCCACGCTACAAATTCCAGTCAATAACCTTCCCGCTTCAGAATCCAGAAATGGACGACGCAGACCGAGACGCCCTGCTAAATGTATTTATGGGGCTGCCTATTAGAATTTCAAACCTACCCCCACAAATGCTAGGTGGAGAGTTCACTGGTTACGTGGAAGGCTGGTCTTTTAGGGCATCGGTAGGCGGGCTATACATAACCCTCAGTGCTTCACCAACAGAATTCTCAGCGGTCGCGCAACGTTGGGAGCAGGTCAACGGCGCGGAAACTTGGAACTCGATTTTGAACACGCTAGAATGGCAAGACGCGATAGGAGTTATTAGCTAATGGCAACAACGACCAATTTTGGGTGGGAGACCCCAGACGATACAGACCTTGTTAAAGACGGGGCTCTTGCAATGCGCACGTTGGGCAATGCGATTGATGCTTCTATGGTTGACCTTAAAGGTGGAACAACAGGTCAAATCCTCAGCAAAACTTCAAACACCGATATGGATTTCACTTGGATTACTAACGACCAAGGAGATATTACAGCGGTAACAGCGGGAACTGGTATTAGTGGCGGCGGAACAAGCGGTGCTGTGACAATTACTAACTCAATGGCAACCGAAATAACCGCAGCTGGAGATATAATCGTCGGCACGGGTTCTGGAACTTTTGACAATTTGCCAATTGGAACGACAGGACAAGTTCTAACTGCTGACACAACAGTCTCGCCTTATAAAGTTAAGTGGGCTAATGCAGCTGGCGGAGGTAAAGTTTTACAAGTTGTTCAAACAACAAAAACTGATACTTTTTCCACAAATTCTACTTCCTATGTTGACATTACAGGATTCAGCGCATCAATTACGCCGTCTTCAACTAGCAGTAAAGTTTTGGTTTTAGTCAATTGTGGAATCATCGGTTGCAGTAACGATTGGGCTATTCAGTTACAAATTTTGCGTGGAAGTACCGCGATTTTTAGTAATACCTCTGGTGGCTCATCTGATACCAATGATGCTTGGCACGCTTCCGGCGCTCTAAGTCCAGCGAATAATCGAATTGTGGCTGGCGCGCATATGTCGTATTTAGATTCTCCTTCTTCTACTTCTTCTCTAACATACAAAATTAGAATGTTGTCTGGAGATTCTGGCACAACGGGTTATCTTAACCGCTGGGCGTTAAATTCCGACTTGGGGTCAGTTTCCTCTATTACATTGTTAGAAATAGGTGCATAATGAGACACGATGCAATTTATAAGGCTTATCCGCAAGTGGTCGTTATTGATGATGGCGCGGGTGCTTTTGATGCTGAAGGTAATTCCGTATTAATTGACGCGGAAAAAGTCAATGAAGCAGCCGTCATTATTGATACAGAGGCAACTAAGAAAAAAGCCGAAGCTGAAGCAAAATTGGAAAAATTGGGTTTAAGTATTGAAGATTTGAAAGTTTTGGGTCTTGCCTAAACTTTGCAAAGCTGGCGTTCAATTGCGCGAGCAAATTGACGACTTATATTTAGAGCGTGAT